GCTTGTTGCTTCGACGCAGGAGCGGCGTCAGACGCATCATAGTCAAGAGAAATGACCATTGAGCCGCCGAGAGACGAGGGAGCCTCGGTCTCGTAGCAGAACTCAAGTTTCTCAAAGACATATGACTCGAATCGGGAGGCGATCGAGGCAAGCCATGGGAAAGTGGCGCTCTGGGCGGGGTTGACAGAGAAGCTGTTGACGGAGAACGCAGAAGGTGAGCCTGAGCCCGCAGTGATGTCCTGAATGTACTCACGATGAGTAACAATGCAGTCACCATTGCGGAGACCCTCGATCTGAGGTGCGTTCATGCGTCGCTGGCGAGCCTGTGCAACCGGCGCACTCACGAGTGCAGTACGTTGCAAGCGTCCGGGCTGCGGATTCGTTTTGGCTTTCTTTTGCAACGGGCCGCCGTTGTTGGTCTGTGCCGAGCGTTTCGGCATTGGTTGAAGTTGTATGGGATCCCTCCCTTCAACTGGAGAGACTGTACATCATTAGCTGCTCTATAAGAGTGGCCGATGCTTGCGCATCTCAATATCCACCTGTGCTTACAGGGTTAACCCGTGCAGTCGTTCGACATTCCGCAATGGAGTGGCCGTTCAAAGAACTCATTATCCACCTGTGCCATTGCTTAGTACGGAAGTATTAAGCACGGACCGTGCACCGTTTTGGGTTATGAGGCTAAGACCCCATGGCGTTTCTACGTACGCCAACGAGACAGTTTAACGTCATGCCTAGGACGTTGGACTGGTCACCTGACGCGGTCCGCGTCCTTAACGAGATTAGAGTACTGTTGCCACTGTTCAGGTGACATACGCTCAACAATAACGTTAAGTTGGTGATCCAACTCGGTCCACAAGTCGCCGAAAGATCGTTCGACGACATCGTAGGAGGGCCTCGACCGGGCACGTGGTGCGACGAGCATCACACCGATCTCCATGAGTGTCTCAGGGATCAGTCGCATTCCGTGGAAGCGATTGAGCTTTGAGACTTTGCGCGCGAACCGCGGCAACTCATACGGGTCAAGATCGGCTTGTATATACGTCCACGCTTCGTACCGTAGGACCGGCGCCGCTACTGGCCGAGAGAGTAGCGGGAGGACTGCAGGCTCTGCATCCACTTTCATCGCATTGTAGAGGACAGTGCTGATTACTCGTTGCAAGAACGTGTAGTTTGCTTTGAAATCTGCAGGACGGCGAACGCCCATGCCACCGAGTGACTGAGCGGCGAAGAGATTACGACCTTTGGTCTCCTCGCTAATAGCCGCCTTATGAAGGCACAGATACGATCGCAGGACTTGCGATTGGCGACCCGGGAGGGCGCCTTGTAAAAGTGCGTTAATAACGGCGCAGTGAGGTGCTTGGGCCACCTCAGGATCTTCCATGTCGACACCGACACGACCCAGGACCTTATTTTGACCAAAATAAAGACCTGTGTTCAGAAAATCAATCTGAACAGGTTGTGAGTCAGTGCATGAAAGATCCAAATCAAAGGATGTCGAGTTGATGTTGG